TCCGCGGCGCCTATTACGGGCCTCAATTTGAGGCGATTGAGCGAGAAGGCCGCCTTGGAAATGTACCTTACGATCCTGCCCTCCCTGTCGAGACTTGGTGGGACTTGGGGGTCAGCGACAGCACCGCAATTTGGTTCATCCAGAAAGCCCACGATGGTTGGCGCGCTATCGACTACCATGAAGCGAGCGGCCAGGGTCTTGAGTATTACGTTCGCACTCTTTTCAACAAGCCCTACGCCTATTCGCGCCATGTCGGACCGCACGACGTTACCGTTCGTGAGCTCGGAACCGGAAAGAGCCGCCTCGAAATGCTGGCCGCTCTCGGGCTCAAGATGGAAGTCGCGCCCAAACTAAAGCTCGACGACGGTATCCAGGCTAGCCGGCAGCTTCTACCGCTCTTTCGCTTCGACAGCGTGAGATGCGCGGAGGGCGTCAAGGCTCTCAGCCAGTATTGCCGCGAATGGGATGACAAGCACAAGGCGTTCAAGGACTACCCCAAGCACGACTGGACGTCACACGCCGCTGACGCCTTCCGCACCGGTGCCGTAGCAGACGGGCGCCGCGCGCCCACCGGGTTCAACCGCTCACTGTCATATCGAAAGCTCGCCGCGGCATGAAGCCGGTCAACAAGAACATCGACATGGGCCGGCTCCGCAAGGTGCTTGAAGCCCAGCGCAGCCAGGCTCTCGGCTCGACGGTATCGAGCGACCTGTCCGAACAGCGGATGCGGGCGTACAGCTACTATATCGGCGATATGTCGGGTGACCTACCCGATATCGACGGGCAGAGCAATGCCGTTTCCAGCGACGTGCAGGATGTCGTCGAGGGCCTGATGCCGGTCGTGCTCGACGTTTTGACGTCGACCGACAAGCTGGCGGAGTTCACGCCGACCCGCGCCGGTGACGAGCCCGCCGCCGAGCAAGAAACCGAGTACGTCAACCACGTTTTCTACCAGCAGAACAACGGCTTCCTGGTTTTGCACAACGCCATCAAAGACGCCCTTCTCTCGAAGAACGGCTTCGTCAAGTGGTGGATGGAGAAAGAGGAAACCCGCGAGCGCGAGCGCTATGAGGGGCTTACCCAGGACGCCTTCGCGATGCTGGCGGCCGATACCGAGGTCGAGTTCGTCGACATCGAGCAGTATCAACAGGCAGACCCGGTAACGAACGCACCGGCGACCTACTACAACGCCACGACCGAGTGCGTGCGCAAATATCTGCGCCCCAAAGTCGAGGCGTTCCCGCCGGAAGAGTTCCTTGTATCAAAAAGCGCCCGCACCGTGCAGGGCGCCGATTACCTCGCGCACATCATGCGCAAGCCCCAGGCCGACGTCATCGAGCTCTTCCCCGAGAAGGAAGATGAAATCCGAGCCGCGCCAGCCGCCCTGACGCAATCCGACAATTCGGAAGCCTTCAATCGGCAGACGATCCAGGACAACCAGGACGGCACGCAGGGCGACGCCGACACCGATGACGATATGCGGCTGATCGAGGTCGCCGAACACTATATCCGCCTGCCGCTGGAAGAAGACGGCGTTGCCCGCCGCTACAAGATCACCACGGTCGGCACCCGGTACAACGTGCTGGACATCGAAGAGGTCGTTGCGTGGCCGATTGCCACCGGTACGCCGATCATAATGCCGCACAGGTTCTTCGGCCGCGCCGCTGCTGACCTTGCCATCGACATCCAGCAAATCAAGACCTCGTTGCTGCGTTCCACGCTCAACAACGCCTATTTCGCCAACAACCAACGCACCGAAGTCTCGGAAACACACGCTTCCGAAAACACCATTGACGACCTGTTAAACAACCGGGTCGGCGGCATCGTCCGCACGAAGATGCCGGGCGGCCTCAAGCCCATCGAGACGCAGCCCATTGGGCACTGGATGGTGCCGATCATCGAATATGTCGACGGCACCACCGAGAAGCGCACCGGTCTGTCGAAAAATACGACCGGACTCGACATTGACAGCATGAACCACGCGCGCACCGGCGCGGTGGGGCGCATCATGGACGCGGCCGAAATGCGGGTGAAGCTGATGACCCGCGTTCTGGCTGAAACTCTGGTGGTTGACATTTTCCGCGGCGTCCATGGGATGCTACAGCAGTATTCCGAAGAGGAAGGCGTTGCCCAGCTCACCGGAAAGTGGGTCACGGTCAACCCGCGCGAGTGGAAGACCCGCCGGCATCTGAAGGTCAATCTTCCTCTCGGCGGCATGGGTCGCCAGCAGATGCTTCAGTTCTTCTCGAACGTGCTCGGCATCCAGAAGGAAATCCTTCAGACGCCCGACAACGGCGGTATGGTGACGATGCCGAACGTCTATTACACGATCGACCACACCATGAAGCTGGCTGGCCTCAAGGGCGCCGAAGGCTTCTTTAGCCAGCCGCAGCCGCCTGACCCCAATGCTCCGAAGCCGCCAGACCCGAAGATGGTCGAGGCCCAGGCGAAGGCCGCGGCGACGCAGCAACAGACTCAAGCACAGATCGCGGCGGACCAGCAGAAGCAACATTCAGAAATGCTCATGGAGCAGTTCAAGTTGCAGATGCAGCGCCAGCGCGACGAAGACGAGTTCAAGCACAAGCAGCAGCTCGACCAGATGAAGTTCGCCCACGAAGCCCAGATGCAGAAGATCCAGGCCGTGTTCGATATGAAGCTGGAAGCGTTCAAGGCGCATGAAGAAATGAAGATCAACGCGCAGCAAGCGAAGCTGTCGGCCGAGAAAGGCGTCGGTAGCGTTTGACCGACGAGGGCAAGCTGATCGCGGAGGCCGACAAGGGCGTCGCAGCGGAGAACGCGCTGAAGATTACGGGTGAAGCGTTCTCCGAACTCAAGAAGCAATTGTTTGACGCGTGGCTGGCGTCTGAAACACGGGATGAAGCAGGGCGGGAAAAACTTTGGATCGCAACCACGCAGCTTTCCAAGGTCGAAGATTTGCTCCGCAAGCGCGTAATGAATGGCCGCATTGCAGAGCGTGAAATCGACGCCATTCGCAAGGCCGCCGAGCAGAAGAAATTCCTCGGCGTTCCGCTCCCGCTGAAATAGAGGACACATGCCCGACAATTCCGAACCGCTGTCGCTGGACAGCGCGCTTTCCCTTATGGCCGTGCAGCCAGGTCAGGCGGACGACGCCACCCTGGAGCCCAACCCGGCCGCCGATACGGACGCCGACCGCGAAGAGCAGCGCGACGCGCCCGCCGAAGAGAACACCGCCGATGTGAGCGCCGAGAGCGCGGACGCCGGCGCCGAAGATACCCCTGTCGACCAGGGGGAGACGAGCGAAGGCGAGCAAGACCCGGGTGATGCACTCCCGCCAATCGAGCCGCCTTCGTCGTGGAGCACCGAAGAAAAAGCCGAGTGGAATAGCCTCTCACGTAAGGCACAGGAGACAATCCTGCGCCGCGAACAGGACAACACCAAGGCGCTTCGCACCGCTCAGAACGCAACGGCCGACAGCAACAAGAAGGTCGACGCGGAAGTCACCCGGCTGAAGGGCCTGTCCGACAGGATTGACGGCTATCTCAACGAGAAGGTCGCCGAGCTTGCACGGGACTTCCCTGAAATCCGGTCGGAACAAGACCTGATCGCCCTGTCGCAGTCCGACCCGGCGAAGGTTTTGCAGTTCCGTACACGCCTCGAGGCGATTGCCTCGGCCAACAACGCGAAAACTCAGGCCCAGCAGGAGCTCGCGAAGAAGGCAGAAGTACAGCAGCAAGAAATGCTCGCGAAGGCGAAGGACGCTCTCCTTGAGGCGTTCCCGAGCTGGAAAGACGCGGAGGTTGCCCGCCGCGAGACGACCGAGCTGCAAGATTATGTGGTGAAAACCTACCGTGTCGATGAAGCGGCGGCTCGCAGCACGGTCGACCCCGTAATCTACAAGCTCGCCCAGAAGGCGATGCTCTACGACCGCGCGCAAGCGGCTGCGAAGAAGGCCCAAACGCGCGTTCCCCCGCGGACCATCAAACCGGACGCCCAGCAGGGCAACCCGGCCAAGGTCGGCAAAGACGAAGCCCGCCGCACCCAAATGCAGAAGCTCGACAAGACTGGCGACATTGAAGACGCCATCGGGCTTCTGCGCATGTAAACAGGAGTGCAACGAACATGCCGGTTTCCGGTACATTTACCACTGTCAACGCGGTCGGTATCCGCGAAGACCTGACCGATGTGATTTCTCGCATCGACCCGACCGAAGTGCCGTTCTATTCGGCCATCGGTCGCACCAAGGCGAAAGCCAAATACCACGAATGGCAGATTCAGAACCTCGCGTCGGCGTCTGCCGTCGGTGCGAACGCGGCTCTGGACGGCGCCAACGCCGCGACTGCCTCCACCACGCCGACCGCCCGCGTCGGCAATCGCACGCAGATCATGACCAAGACTGCGTCGGTTTCCGGTGGCTTGCAGGCCGTCGACACCGCCGGTCGCGCCAATGAAATGGAGTATCAGGTTCTCTTGAAGGGCCTGGAACTCAAGCGCGACATGGAAGTGCAGCTTGTGCAGAACGGCGCCTCCCGCGCCGATAACGGCTCGGTCGCCGGCCTGTCGGGCTCGTTCGAGTCCTGGCTGACGACCAACGTGTCGCGCGGTGCAACCGGCGCCAGCGGCGGCTTCTCGGCCGGCACCGTGTCTGCGCCGACCGACGGCACGGCCCGTGCCTTCACCGAGACGCTGCTGAAAACCGTCTTGGCGGCCGTGTACACCGCCGGTGGCAAGCCCACTCTGCTCATGCTGGACCCCACCCAGAAGCAGACGTTCTCGGGCTTCTCCGGCCTGTCGCAGAGCCGTATTGCCATCCCCGAAACCGGGAAACAGATGAGCAAGATCGTCGGCGCCGCGGAAATCTATATTTCGGACTTCGGCGCCCTCACCGCCGTCCCGAATATCTTCCAGCGCCACAAGTCGGCCCTTCTGGTCAGCCCCAAGTTCGCCAAGGTCGCGTTCCTGCGCACCATGAAGAACTGGCCGCTGGCGAAGAACGGCGACAGCGACCAGCGCCAGTTGCTCGTCGAGTTCACCTTGCAGGTGGATAACGAAGCTGCGCACGGCATCGTCGCCGACCTGACCTAATAGTCAGCCCGGCCGCTGGGTACAGCGGTCGCCTGGGGAGGGGCGAAACCCTCCCCACCTTTTTCCTGACATCGAGGTTCCAATGACCTGGCGCCCTCTGCGCATCACCGACGACGGCCGCGTTACGGACGTGAAGTTCGACAGCGACGGCCGCATCATCG